CAAGTCTAAGTCTAATAGCTTGATTCTATCTATAAATTGATTCTTAAGAATCTCATATTGTTTAGCTGGATCAAATACCCCGAAATGGATATCTGATATATGTGCTTCCATTAAAATATTGTCTTTCATAATTACCTCGATGAAAGAAAAGAACTCGTAAGGATCCTTGAAGGACCTTACTTTTATTTATTAAACTGTTAGACGGTTAATAAAAAAATAAATTTCCCAAGGGACCGAAATCCCTTGGGAGTATGATTTATTTATGCATTATCATACAGAAGCATTTAAAGAAATTATTGTCATCAATTTCGCTTGGATCTTTGCTATCTGTACTAGCATATCGATATCTAATAGCTTGATATTTATTAGACTTTTCGATACGTCCAAGGTCATTTGTTAATACTACACGAGCTACATCATTATCAGTGAAAGTAACTCGTTCAGTATTAGATTTATTGATAAGATTGTCTAGAGATTCTAATGAATCAGTATTCATGAATCTTCTATACATAGGTTTTAATTCATTGATTTTAATACAACGAACTACATGACCTGTATCAACAATAATATCATTATCATCTGCTTTATCTGAAAGTACATATCCATTGCATGCTACCTTTTCAAATAACTCAGATACAATTAAGTCTGGATCAGATACACCCTTTAGTGTACTAATAGTAATATCTGTAACTTCACCACTATCATAGTTATAGATATAAGATACTGTACCAAAGCTTACTGGTATAATCATCTTATATTCTGGTTTAAGAAGATCGAAACCTAGTACTCTATTATCAAATACTTCTTCTCGTTCTTCATGATAACAACGATATTGATCATCAAAGACATCTACATGATCTTTGATTAAATTAATTGCCATACGTAATTGTTTGAAACTTATATTGTAGCTTTTGCCTGCCATCGGTTATATCTCCTTACAATACTTCATTAGATTAATAAATGAGTTCATGAGTTTATTGATAAGATTAATGAATAGATACTCATCGATCTTATTAGTGATTTCTAACTCACGATCTCTAAATTTGTTACTAGAAACTATCTCATTAGTGATAGTATTCTTGATAGAAATTGTAATGATTGGTTTATCTTGATTCAAACCAATAGTACAATGACTAGTTTCATTAAGACTGAATTCAATATAAATGAATCCAGCCTTTGAATACGTTATAGGAAGACCATCTTTCATATCCTTAGTATTATGGAAGAAGAATGATATCTCCGCTATTTTAATGAATGCTGCCATCTCTCGCATCATATCATAAGATGGAGAAGTATGCATCAATTCATTATAATATTTTCCTAGTTTATAATTATATATCCATCTAGGAAGGAACCAGCTAGGTGCTGGTTCCGTTACTTTATCAAAGAAAATATTATCCATTGTATCCTCCATCAAATATCATAGCCTCTTTGGCTAAGGTATTCTTTGAAATCAAAATCTTCATTAGATTGATTCATAGCTGTAATAGCTAGGATATCCATGAGATCTAGATACATTTCTTTTGCTTGCTCTTCTGTCATGAGTTCCTCCTAACTGAGCTTGCTCTTATTAGTAGATTCCAGCCACATATTCATATCCATTGTATGAATATAAAGCACAATCATATCTATAGCTTCTCTATACATAGATATTTGTTCTTCAAGAGTTAATGGTACGAATCTATCATCATCTAGACCCATTCCTACTAGACCTCTAAAGTTCATTTGCGTATCAGAAGCTATACGAGCTATAAATAGTTTATTACCATCACGATAAGTTAATATATGCTCTACTTCAGCATACTCTATCTTAACGTCAGGATTATTTGGTATAGTAGAAACCATACCAGTACAAACTAATTTAGTACCAATAGATGTGTTAATGAAATTTGTACTAGTACCAGATTCAACATCTCTTTCAGTACCATATATAGATGAATTAAATACTGTTAAGACATGTGGAACTGTACGCATCAACAAATCATTTCTACATTTATCGAAAGTATTTATTAATGAATAATCATCATTAAATAGTCTTTCTCGATACATTTCAAAATCATTGAGTAGTTTATCTGCTCTACTAAATAATGCATCTAATGTACTAAGAATATCTATATCCTTAGCTAAATCAGTTCGACGCATTAATATTCTACATTCTGCAGTTTCATCAGAAATAACTACTTTAACGAATATATCCATTCTTCTATCATAATAGCTTGTCAAGTTAAGTTCACTATATAAGCCTTTATGGATAGTAAAGTTATCATGATATATTCCATTAAATACTTCAAGCATAATCTCAGAGTTATTATATAATTCAGTAGTTTTTGAATTAACATCAGATAACTTTTCAATGAGTACTCTGAGTTTTTCTAATTCAGGTCTACTTAATATATCGATTATATCTACTAGCTTTGTCTGTTTCTTTTCCATTAGTTTGACTCCTTAGGTATCTTCTTAACAATTCCGATTAGATCAAACTCATCGCTAATAGCTACTGTATTACTCAAGCTATATGCTGAGTTTACTACAATGATATTCTTAAGCATATCATATGTAATATAAGTACTATATTTTGCATTGATCTTAATGACTGTTTCATTAACATCGACCCATGCATTATCAGTACTAATTGCTTTAGGATCTCCATTTGCTTTAAGATATTTAGCAATAGCTTTCAATCTCTTATACAATAGATCCCCAGAGAATCGTTTCTCTGATTTGATTACAGTAAACTGATCATATGTAGAACGTAGTAATTTAGCTACACTTCCTTCAGTTGCTGGTTTGTAATCAATACCTAAATCGTCAAGCATCATGTTTAAGATTAGATTCAATGCTTGATATGATTCAAAGGTAATAATAGAATTGGATTTGATATTAAAGATTACATCATTAGAATCCAATATTGCTACAATTTCTACTGCACAGTAATTACCAACAAACTTAAATAATATAAGTCCATTATGAGTATTACTTACATGAGAGAATATCATTTCTTGCCCATTAGCACCTGCCTTGTAAGTACCAATAGAGATTTCTTCTGCTGCTACTTTCCTTGCTAATTCTAAAATACCGTTAGCGTAGCGAGAATAAATTTTGTTTGGATTGATCAATTTCATAACTGTTGATCTCCTTTCTAAGAAAAAATAAAATAAGGGAGTGTAAGGTCTTGGCGGACAGATTTACGTTCATATTGATGATATAGTTTATAATGCGGAGTTCTCACGCTTACGTATTCGCATTTGTAAGTTAAGAGAGAGATGAGAACTCTGAAAAGGTTTTCATGTGTTGTGTTTGTTTTGTATGAGTTTGTTAGTGTATTTATTTTGAGAGGGTCCGCCAAGACCATACACTATAGGAGTGTGTCATCTATCACAGGGATTGATAGATGGATATCGATTCCTCGATATCACCTAAATAATATGTAACCAAAATAATGTTTACCTAGCCCGAGTTCTAGTATCTTTATTTAGTCTATCAAATAGAGTAAAGTAAATAAACCCACAGATGTGATCTTTTATTATATTATATAGAATAGTAGTATCAAGAGTCTTCTTATCTACAAAGATCATATTCTCGATATTCAATAAACACATATATACAGAGACTTCTTTATCACCCATATATTCATTTGGGACATCACAAAAGTTATAGTCTGTTTTATTAAAGAATCCATGATTGATTAGAATATTCTCGGCTGCTAGCTTAAATAGCTCAACATCATTATCTTTAGTTAATGTATCAAATAACCCATAACTATCAACTGGAGTTACAGCCTCAAAATCATATCTTTCTACATTTCTAAGATATTCTTCTTTTTCGAAGCGAGCTAATGAATTAAAGTTAAATCTAGATAGATCGATTAAGTCGGCATTCTTACAATCATCAGTAAACCAATCTTCATACCAGTCAGTCTTTCTGAGGTCAGTTAATAAAGAGACATCATCTAGATCAATGATATCAGAGTATAGTGTAAAGATATGTCTAGAGCTTAATAATAATTCTCTATTCAATCTTTCACCAATAAATATAGTTAAAGCTTTACCACGATCTCTATTATTAAGATCTTTTAGTTCATAGATCTTAGATAGAGTCTCTTGTAATAACTCTGCATATGTCTTATCCATTATAACCTACCTTGTAATACGTTAATATATATAAAATGACCAATAGCCATAACTATAGCATCTTTGTTATAAGATTTATTAGTTGGATTCTTTAGATTAACCTTTTGAGACTTTCCTTGATAGTATATATCAAGATTACTATTATTAATAGACCATCCTAAGTGCTTATCATTATCAATATATGTATCTCCATCTAATATTAATATAAATGGATCATTAATTGATATCAGCTCATTAAAAAGATCTAATAGATTCTTTGTATCAAATAAGAATAATAGACCACATAACCAAGTTAATTCATTTGATGTCTTAACTGGAAATATATAATCTTGACTTCTAAGATAGTATTTACTGTCAGTAGCATTCTCTGGTAATGTGCCATCTATTTGACGTTCTACATATTCACTGACTGCAATATCTTTATCTAATTTAGTATATTGATAACAGATATTATATATATTTTTCTGCTTAAACTGATTGATCAGATTCATTAAGTTATTCATCACATTTCCTCCTTTGTTTATAGGAATGTCTTTTGATTAATAAAAAAATAAAGCCGATGGATCATAGTAATCCATCGGCATATTATTATCTTGGGTATTTTACTCTGATTGCTTTAATAACTCCATTTAAGAAGTGATTACTTGGTAGCATATCTTTTGGAGTATTTACTTTTTCACTACCAACTATAATCTTAGCTATTGGAGATACATAACCCCAATCATCTTTACTTGTTCTAATCTCAATAGATTTAGTTTCTCTATTCAAAATAATGAATCTTGATAACTCTCTATCAAGTCCTTGATGATCAATGAAGTTAGTATAGATGAACCAATACTTATCATACATATCTTGGACTATATTACCACCATGAGCATATTTAGTAATTCTTCCAAGTTCATCTTTGATAATCTTTGCTGGTAGCTGTTTATAATTACCAAGCTCAGATTTATCAAAATCAAATTCTTTAATCAATGCATCTTTTAGACTAGTTAATTCTTTAATGATTGAAAGAAGTTTAGTCATTCTAATACCAGATAGAGATACATCTACTGTTTTAAATACATTTGAATATTTAACATACAATCTTGGATATTCTTCTAATTCATATTTCTTACGGAATTGATCCATATGAATCTGAATTGAATCTTTTACCCCAAGACGGATTTTACCAATACGAAAATTGCAATTTAAAAGAACCATGATATCACGAATTCGTTCTTTTATTTTCTTACGTTCATCTGGTTCAGCTGGTCTTATAACCTTATTACAAATATAAGCTATATCTTGAGATATAGCACAAATACTTTGTAGTCTTACCAAATCAGAATCTGGTAAATACTTAGTTTTTACTATCATTTTAAATCATCCCCTATGAAAACCTTACTTTCTTCAACATAAGCTGCTTTTAAATCTGGGTATATAATTGCACCCATTTCTTTATCTTCACATACATATTTGGGGTTATTACATTTTAGTCGATTATAATTTATATCTGAGAATTTATTGCATTCAATAGAATTAAGTATTGAATCACCATAATGCATAATAGCGTGCTCTTCTGTAATAACAGGTTTTATATAAGTATAGTGTCTATTATGAATAAGATCTAATAATAATTCTAATATATCATCACGAGTATCTATTAAACTATTAACACTATTTGCATATATATCTATACTATAATCACCATCTTTATCAATAATTAGAAATAACTTATTACGTATATAATCATCATCCCCAAACTGTATATGCATTCTAATACCTTTTTGAAATTTAAGCTCACATAATTTTACTTCCATTTCATTAGTCTTATATGAATCTTTTTTAGCTCTTCTGAAAGATGCAGGAGTATGTCTTAATTCCCATTCAATAGTCTTAGCAAGAGCATATACATCCTTTATAATATCTCTAATAATACTAGCTTTTATAATAAATATCGAAGCTTCTTCAACTGTCATCTTTAAATCTTCCATTACTCAATACCTCAATCAATTATCTTAATAGGAAACCATCACTAACATGAGCAGCTTTTAAATCTAGACATACAACTGCATCATATTTGGTATCTTCATATACATATCTAGTTTTGTCTCGCTTTAATTTATAATACATTTTATCAGCATCTCTATTACTCCTTATACATGTAATGATTGGTTTATTATCAATTATGATAGCATGCTCTTCTGGAAGTAAAGCTCTCAAGAATGTATAGTTTCTATTATTAGTAAGATCTAACAATAATTCTAATATATTAGCATGAGTCATTATTAGATTATTGATTTCAGCAGATTCTATACTTATACTATAATCTCCATCTTTATCAATAGTAAAAAATACTTCATTATATAAGTCATCACCCTTACCAAATTTCATATGCAATCTAATACCATCATTAGCTTTTAATTGACATAAAGTTATATCCATATTCTTAGTCTTATAAGTATTTTTCTCAGCTCGTCTATGATCTGGCTGAATATATCTTAATTTCCATTCTATAGTTTCAGCTAGAGCATATACATCTTGTATAATATTTCTAATGATATTAGCTTTTAAAATAAATAAAGGACCACCTTCAACTGTTCTTACTAAGTCTCCCATTACGCAATACCTCCATCAATTAACTTATTAATATATCTAATAATTTTATTTAACTCTTTTGGTCTATGTGTATATTCATGACATGGTGTATAAGGATTATATAACGCAACTATTAACTTCTCTTTGGTATCTACATAGAATACATCTTTATCACCATTATTATACTTCATAATACCTTCTTCAAATCTAAAATTTGGATTAAATAATCGTAATTTTGGACTGCCTTTTAAATGATCATGAATATATTTATACTTCTTATATTTTTGCTCAGCATATCCAGATGCCATATAATTAATATTACCATCTTTATATACTAATTCATATTGATCATATTCACATCTAGGAAGATCTTTCTTATTGAATTCATAAATATTGATTAAACGATTACGTGCCTTGTTTAGTAGTCTAATCGCATATCTTAAATTATAATCTTCCATGTTACGAAATGCTAATTCACTTTTAGTTTCATTAATATAATGAATTCTAATATGACCAATGCTTTTATCCATATATAGTGGTAGAGAATTATAAAATCCTACAATAGCTCCACCATTATGATTTAATTTAAGCTCACATATTTCTAATCTTCTGTCAATATTATCCAATACGAGTCGTAATTGATTTCTTCCTCTATAACGTTCATTATTGGGATAGTTTCTTAAAATGATATTAACAATATGAGCTATATGATGTGATATTTGTTGTATAGCTCTAATTCTAGTTAATTCTCTTTTTGTAAGTTTCTTTAGTTCTTTCATTTTTATCAATCTCCTTTAAGATAAAATATATACGTGATAGGATCAAATATCCTATCACGTTAATAATATATAATTTATTTCTCTATTACCCATTGCATAAACTTTAATATACAATCTCTAAGCATTCTATCTGTATTCAATTTAGGATCTGTTGAAGGATGTCCAAAATGCTCAAAATCAAAATCATCATTATATCTATTAATATTAAACTCACTTACTTTATTATATGATGGTCCTAAAACGACTGTATATGTAACTTTAGCATCTATCTCTCTATTAAGAAGAATATGATGTGCAGGTCCAGCACTAATTGATAATTGCTCAGTTATATCATCTACGTTAAATATAACGTATTCACTTTTATCTTCACGTATAATACTATAATATGGAAGACTAGAATGATCTTCATATTTCATCGGATTAGTTAACTGTATAGCTACAACACCAGATATTAGATCATATAGTTCGGCTGTCTTAATATAGTTAACTATATACCTCTTAAATTTATAAATTTTATATTTTACCCATAATCGTTTTAGGACAGGACATGAGACAAGTTCATGAGAAAGTTGTTTATATTCTAATAGAATCTTCTGTAGCTCAGGAATATTAAATGAATCTAAGCTTTGGTTAAACATAATTTATCACACCCATCCAAATAATTGACAGATTGTAGCTAATACTCCTAATAAGAATATACCAAACAATATAGGATTTAAATCTTCCAATACAATCAATACACGTTTAGTCATATTAGATAGATTCTCTTCACCATAGTAGTTAATTAGAATGCAAGAATTAATTACTGTTAATATTAGAAACAATACTGCTACTTTATAAGATACCATTACTAAGAGCCTCCACCCACATATATACAATAGCTGTTAATACCATTATAAAAAGAAATACTAATGATACTATAAAACAAAATTTAGACAGTTTCTCTAAATCAAGCATTAATAATACAGCTCCAAGACCAGCAAATAAACTCATAGTACCAAATTCTGGTACTATAATCTGTTTAAGTATATCTAATGTACTCATAATATACCTCTAATCGAATACCCAAGACCATGCAGTAAGAAATATTGCTACGAATGTACATATAAGGAAGAACCCACCTATCGTTCCAAATATATTATTATCATCACCTGTAGAGTGACTAATCCAACTATAAACTATTCCACATATAATAGTTGATATAGCACATGCTACTACTAATTTAAGAAAAAATAATGTACTCATTTTATTTCACTCCAAAATCTGATACCTTAAGTTGTCTTAGTTCATTGATAATATTAAGAGAGTCTAATGTATTAATGAATCCAGCAAATAGATTATTCACTAGATCTATATTAGACTTGATGTCTATAGTATATTGCTTATACTTAACATCATATTTGTTAAGCTGTAATACAGTAAGTTTATCTACATTGATACCTATCTTAGATAGTAGATATCTATATGCAGATAACTGTATAAAGTATTTATATCCAATAGTACTTGAGGTCTTATAGTCTACTATATGAACTTCATTACCAATTTTCATAACAGCATCTATAGTCCCACAGAAGTATTTACCTATAAGAGATTGCTCTAACATAATTGGTTCAATTAGAGTATTATTAATATACCCTGTATCGTTAAACCATTGTATAAATGACATGAATCCCATAGTCTTATCCACTGGATCTGTCATACATAATCCATCAGTTAAGAAATGCTCAATTTCACTATGAACTTTAGTTCCTTCAACTGCATATTTATTTAATTCTCGTCTATATCCAAGACCTTTAAATCCCAATGAGTTAGCCCATTGAGCTATATAGTCTTCATTTATATGCTTAAGTACTTGAGTTACACTTGGAACTTTATTCTCCCCATGCTCATAAGTACCAATATATACCTCATCTAAGTCTAAGTTAATCATACATAACCTCCTTTGTACCTATATGTCTGGGCGTTATTAAAGAAATAAAACTAGAACTTAATAGTAATATAGTTTCGCCGACTATATTACACATGATATCTAATGAATGTGACAGCCAGTGTTACTTCTTGTATTCATTTTAGATGTGTGTCTCCATTGTTATAAACACGATTATATGCCCCTAGGAGTTTTATCTCCTAGGGGTGTATATGCCTGCAAATTAAACATTGTAGTAATATTTTAGATACTTTCCAAGGAGGATTTATAATGGCTCAGTTGAACTTTAAACTCATAAATGAGACTTTTATCTTTTCCCAATATAAAGATGAATATGAAAAATCTGTCTTAAACTTTATCAAAGGTGGTAAAGTAATTGACGTCCATTCTGATGCTTTTGCTGACATTGCTTATGATGTTAAGAAAACACAAGTTGGTTCTTTCTTAGTAGCTGCAATGGAATCTAAGCAAATCGTACTTTATACAAGTACTCATCCATTAAATCGTAGCACTCGAGTAATCACTGCTAAAGATATTAAAGGTGGCACTGGTAAATACTTGATCTATGTTGACTGCACTCAAATCATTGACTTTGAAGGTGGTAAATATAAATGCAATAATGTTAAACAACTAGTTGCTCATCTATTAGAAGCATCTGTAAACATGATGTACTTTGCTGGCTTTACTAATATCGTATCTAGATTCGATTTAGTTAAAGCTGGGGCATATGCATTTGCTTCTCTATTCAATAATATCATTAACTACTTATTCAAAACGAATACAGTAAGTAATATCCATAACCGTGTTATGTATCTTGCTTTCCAATACTTCATTAAGAATATCATTGGTAGTAATAATCCTAAATATGGTTATGCTAATAATACAGCATTCTCTAAACAAATTGCACGTATCTCTGATCGTGAAGTTGAATTGATTGAATCATATCTAGATCGTGAATCTTTCAAGAACTTAGATGCATTTGTTAATATGCTTAGAGACTCTTTGAAATTACATAAACTATCCACTGAAGCTATTATTGCTACATGGGTTAAGATGTACTCTCCGTCTGCACTATTTGCATTAGAATATTTCCCAGCATTCTCTGCTATGATGACTAATGCTTATATTGGATGCTATTTAAATAATCAATCTACTATTGAAAAGGTGACTAACCGTGGACTTCCTGAATATGTTAAAACAGTTCTAGATGTCGGAGGTCAATACTATGAAAACTTACGATAACGAAGTTTATAACTACGTTGATCAACTTAAGAATTATTCTACTACAAATATCTCTGGGATGCAGAAAGGTATCGTCCCAGAGGTAGTTGATATTAGCTGGGATAAGATGAACTACTATGTATCTAAAGGAGTACGTCGTTATGTGACTTATGAAAAAGAAGGTTATGTAATTCGTATCACCGGTGTAAGATATAGACTTAATCATTTGACTAAGAAGACTATAGATTTTGATAAACGTATGACTGATGCGGTTAATGAAGGTCTAGTATACCCATTTATGCTATTTGTAGATGGTCGTCATATTAAATGGTCTACTTTCAGAGTAGTACGTAATGCTAAATACACGTATCTAGTATGTGATAGAAATAGTGTGAAGGATATTAATCCATTACATATTAGCAAAGTGGAAATGGTAAACTTACCATTTACTTATATGAGTTATTCTGAAACAAGAAAGATTCCAAATCCTAATACTGAGTTATTTAGATTTGATGAAGATGGTTTATTATCTCCATTTGGCTCTATGGTATATAGTCTAGATACATCTACACTTAAACTAGAGACTGGTTCTTTTAAAGTACTAGCTGGTGGTAGAGTTGAAAACCGTGATTTAGACTTAGATGCTAAATATAAACTAACTAAGAATAACTTCTTATGTTGGGTTAATGGGTTATTTGATAAAATAATAGACCCTGATATAAAGAATCTTAATATTATTACTATGAATAATGGTGAGCCTCTAGATTATGAACTACAAGTTAAATATTTCTATAGAGATATCACTAATCATAACAGAAGTAATATTACTATTCCTGAAAATAAAGACTTATTGAAAAGCTTAGTCATTGAGAAAAAAAGTGAAATGCCTGAATTAGACATTAAAGCTTTAGGTCGTGACTTTGATTTCCAATATAAATATGATACAGATTATGAAGACAATGTAAACTCTGGTATTAGATATATCAGTCGTTACAATTCTTCTATGTTTGATAAACTCTATGAGAAACGTCTAAAGATTCATTCTAGAAGTATCTCTGGTAAAGAGTTAAAAGATCAAATAACTAATAATCTATTATCTCTTCCTAGGGGATATCATAAGAATCCAGAAACTTATGTAATCATCTATAAGAATGGTGAACTATGGAATCTATATAATCGTATCAGATATAAAAATAATAACTTTGAAATCCCTATTACTAATAAGGAAATCTCTGCTATTACTGACTATGATGAATTTGAATTCACATACTTCACTGGAGTTAATAATAACTATTTGAAAGTAGAGTGTACTGAAGATAATAATACTATCGAAAACACTACTATCAAATATGATGATCTAATGGTATTTGCTAACTATACTGAAGATCAAATCTATAAAGAACTTCCATTCAATAAACGTACTATCTATGACGTTAAGTATACTTTAGATAAAGATCATAAAACTGTTACTTTTACTAACCCAGCTTATTATGGTAAGACTATTTATATGGCTGCTAAGAATCAGTTTAAGTATCAGCATTTTAATATTACTAAACCTACAGTACGTTACTTCTTTGGCAGAGACTTTATCCCTTGTTTAAATAAAGATAGATTTGCGGTATTCCACAATGGTCGTCTCTTAAGTAAGGATATGTATAGAGTTATTGTCCCTGAAGTTGAAAATACTGCTACTGAAGTATGTGTTCATGTACGTCGTGTAGCTCAAAAGGGTGATACAGTAGATATATTCTATTTACCATATGACTTTAACTATACTGATATTGGTAAAACAAATAGAGTTGATGTTGTTACAGTTAGAGCAACTGTAGATCAACAACCAGTGTTTGCTATTCCATTCCCATCTAAGTCTTCTTTATTAAATAAAAACAGCTTCTTATTATTGCGTGGCTCTGTATTGGTTGACCAATCTAGATATAATGTAATTGGACGTACTGTTGTATTTAATGATCCAAAAGACTATGTAGCATATGGACGTGAAGTTACTTTCGTATTCTTATATAGTGAGAATATTGAATCTAATCCATATGGTGGTGTAGAAGAAGATGATGTATTAAATATCGATCCTCAATTTGTTATAGCAAATAAAGATAATCAATTAACTTTTGATATCCCATATCCTGAGGGATTTGATGGATTCTTCTTCCTAACATATCGTGGCATCTATGTAAATCCTAAACGATATGAAATCATGGAAGGTACTAAACAAATTAAGTTCTTTGACCAAGATACTGGTATTGATGCTGGTACTGCGTTAATCTTTGTATTCATTTATCCTGAGCAAAAGAATAAAGTTGGTACTTCTGCAGTGTCTGTACGTGCTACTATAGATAATCAACTTAAGTTTAGTATTCCATTACCTTATGCTAAATACTTTGATGATCAAAATAGCTTCTTCTTAATTAGAAATGGTGTATTCTTAAATGAAGCAGAGTATTATATTGATACTAAAGCGAATACAGTTGACTTGCTTACTACTAATGGATTAGACATTGGTCAAGAATTAGTATTCAACTTTATTACTGGTAGAAATGTATCTGTTAAGACAGCTATAGAAGAAGTTCGTGCTGAAGAAGATGGACAACTTGTATTCAAATTACCTAAAGTTTTCCATGACTTTGATAATAAGACTGGTAAATTCTTCTGTGTAATTGGTGATACATATATTGATAACCGTCGTTTTGAAGTAGTTGGTAATGATTTACGATTCTTAAATCGTGAAGATGCTGTTCTTGAAGGACGTACAGTTACATTTATCTTTGTATATACTGAAGATATTGATGCTGAGACTGCAACTATTGGTGGTGTAGTTAATACTTCTAAGTATACTAAGTTCATTACTGAATCTGTAAAATGTAAAGAAGATGGTCAACGTACATTTACTATTCCATGGGAAGATTCTATGCTTATGGATAAGAAAATCATCGTAACTGTTGGTAGTACATTCATTAGAGAATCTCAATATACTATTTCTAAGACATTGAATACATTGACCTTCATTGATGATGGTGTAATTACAACTACAGATCGTGAAGTTACATTTACTCTAGCTGATTCTGATTATACAGTAATTGCTAAAGAAGTTATTGATGTTGATGCGGTAGTAGATGGTCAAACTGAATTTGATATTCCATTACCATTTGAAAACTATCTTAAACTTGGTAACTCCTTAATGGTATTTGCTAATCAAACATTTATTGATGCATCTCGTTATGTATTAGATAAAGATTTGAATAAGATTACATTAAGAAACTACAATGATGCATTGAATGCTGGTCAAACTTTATCATTCTTATACTTCTACATTGCTAACCAAAGCAATAGAAGTTTAGAACGTGAAGATGTACAACATCCAATGATTAATGAACGTGGTTACTTATACTTGAATAGAAATGACTTAGAGCATCTATTGAATAATAAACTCTACTTCATGTTTATCAATGGTAAGAAGATCAATAAAGATAATATCATGAATGTGGCTAACAATATCATTCGATTAAAGAATGACGTTCAAACACGATTCAATACCTTGATCTTAGATTATACTCCATCTATTCCAGAGTTAGCTAAGTATAAAGATATCAACTCTGATTATGATATCATTATGAATCAAATCTCTAATGAAGATATTAATAAGCTTTTCAATATTCATAATAACGTAACTGATCTTGAAAAGTATATCGTTCCAGATACTTCACAAGAAGCTATTATTAATGATATCATTAGAACTCACTATACGTCTAATGGAGTCAATAAAGGATTACCATTTGTATATACTTATGACACAAGTACGTTTAAGAATAGATCTATCTATAGTTTAGCTACTACAGTTAATAAGTATATTGCTCCTGGGAAATATACTTTTACTTGCCCGGATGATGTAACTATGCTTGAAATCAAATCTATAGCATCTGCTAGTAGAATTAGACCTATCAATAGAACTATTGATACAATTGGTTATCTACGAGATAAAGACTTTGAATTCGGTGAAGTAAGTTATATCTTACCATCTGATGTATCTAATTATATTGATACAGTTATCGGTAAGAAAGATCTTAATATCATGAGTCAACCTCTATATAAAGAGGTAGTTGGTAATTTACCTGAAGTAAATGATTTCATTCCTGCAATGAAACCTTTACGTAAGACTGAATTTAAAACTACACTAGGTAGACTTTCTAGATATTTCTATCAAAAAGAGATAATTAGAAACGTTAAAGTACATCCTGGATTGAAGTACAAAATTACAGTTCCAACTGGTGGATTTGTACATATTGCTTATGATGTTGCTGATACTGATATCAGTCAATATCATTTAAAATATCGTATTGATTTTGATTCTGATCGTGATAATACCCCAATCTTCTATAAAGGTGATACATTAACTAAGCCTGATACATTTGTAAATAGCTTAGAAGAAATCTATAGTGATGACTTTAATTTACAATATAATCAAAGCTTTACTAAACCAGGTGAAGAATACTGGATCTGTCCAGATAATGTAGGTGAAATCATTCTTACATTATGTAGTGGTTACTCTAAGATGATTACTGTAGAGGATATTGAAAGATATCCAGCAGCATTCCAATTCTGTGGTTATGGTAGCACTGATTTCTCTATTGCTCCAGTACCAGCTATTGGTAATATGGAATTCATTGAATTAAATAGCTTCTATGATAGAGTCACTAATGAATATGATTCTAAGATTCTTAATACTATTGAAGATGGTCATGAAATTCATTATAGCAGTAATAATACTCTATATGGTTGTGGTATATCTGAAATAGGATTTGTTGAACGTGATGATGAAGATGCTATTAATTCAAGTAAAGCACCTGAAAATCGTAACCGTATTAACTTAATGCTTATTAACGGTGTAAGAACTTCTAGATCTGACAGTTCTATTTCTCGTGAAGTTACTTCATATATTAAAGTAGAACCTGGTAAGACTTATACAATTAGAGTTGGTAAGAATAATATCAAAACTGATATGGTATTAAGTAGACCAGAGACTGAGTTTGGTGGTGTACTAGGTATTAGTTATCATAATAAAGTATTATTGACTAACGTTGATGCTAATGTATACTTATCTAATGCTTTAGATGCTACTCATATTAATAATCCTGATATTGATTATAGTGGATTAAATACTGAAATGACTGAAGATCAACTTGCAGGTGATCCAGGTGTATCTCATGTGGTTTCTGATGAAGAAGCTATTGAAGAAAGAGATAAACCTGTATTTGTTAAAGAATTGCCTAAGATTGCAGTTGATGAAAATGATACTGATGAATTATTCCAAACAAATATATTCGATGCTTCCAATGTAATCAGAGAATAATATAAACCGGATAGGGGTGTCAAAATCCCTATCCGCTTATATTTTGAACATTAATGTAATTAAAATACATATTCGCAAGGAGGTATAATATGGCTACTTCTAACTATAAAGGAACCAGAGTTCCTCTTATAGCATTAGATTATAATTCTCGCTTCCTGGCTGAGAAAAAAGAAATCTTATTTGATTATAAGACAGGCAAACTCTATGTAGTTTCTGCTGAAGATAAATCTATTATATTTGATATAACTAGAAATATTCTTAAAGAAGTTGAAAAGAATGTAGACTTATCTAACTATACTTTCAACGTAGAAGGCGTTGGTATTGTAAGCTTAGATGGTTATATTCAACAACTCTCTAAGTATAATCTAACAACAGTAGATGAACCAGTTAAACGATATCGTGTACCACAAATTACATTCGATAATGATTCTATTGTCGATTATGGTGGTACTATCGAAATTAATGGTTTCAGTCATGCTAATAATAATACATACCCAGTTAAAGATGGTAATATAGTTAAATGGGTACCACGTACAGATACTGATATTGTAGATCGTGTACGTCACTTAGAAGAAACTGCACCACCTGATGCGGCTAAGTTTAAGAAACTTCAAGATGATGTAGCTGCAGTTAAATTTACTGCTGATCAATATGCTAATCTTCCAGCTATTCGTACTGACTTGGATGCTGCTAGTCATAGATTAGATGAATTGAATACATTAATTGAAACTACTACTGATACTATCAATGGTAAAATCACTGGTGTTAAAAATAATGCAGACTTAGAGCTTAATAAATTAAGCAATAAGATCACTGTATTAGAAGCTCGTGAAGATTATGGTCCAAGAGTAAATACTCTTGAAAATAAAGTTACTTCTCTTCAAGCATTAGGAGATGTAAACTCTAAAGTATTAGCTTTACAACAACGTGTAGTTAATTTAGAGCAAGGCGAAGATTATGGTAGTGAAATAAATGCATTGAGTGTTAAAGTAAATGCGTTATCCGATTCTACTGATACTAAGATTTATACTATTAATCAAGAGATTAGTGCTATTAAAACATATGATAATGAAAATACTCAAATTCGTAGTGGTATCTTAACTCGCTTAGATGCTCTAGATGCTTTAAATATTAGCTCTACATTGACTGATTTAAAAACACGTACTACTACATTAGAAGCAATTCCTAATGTAACTAGTAATGTAACTAATCTAGAATCTATTACTAATACATTGACTAATAGTTATTCTCAGCTTAATACTAAAGTAACTGGTTTACTTAATGCTGAAGATCCAATGCCACGTATTAGAGCTCTTGAAGGCATTAATACTACAAAGAATAACTTACCACAAGAAGCTAAGATTAATTTACCTGGTGGTTCCAATACAGTAATTCGTCCAGATAGAGTTTATAGCTTTACACTAGATAGTGCTAATCCAACTTTCACTATCGTTGGATTAGAAAAATCTACAGCTGAAATCATTCTTATTCTAGATCCTCAAAATATTAATACTGAAGCATTCGATCTTCATATCACTAGAGCTGATGGTGTAGAAGTTAAGATTCCTAGACGTATTATTCCTAGTAAGAATAAAGAACTTCAATTGGTTCGTCTTGTAACTTATGACCGTGGTGTAAACTGGTTCTATTCTGTATCTGCTGGTTTCATTGGTAAAGATCTTGCAATTGATAATACTATTTAATAAAGGGAGTTACACATGGCAACGTTAAAATATTTGGCTACTGAACGAGCTCATCTCTCTCAAGTGCCAATTACCGAAGGTCAGTTTATAGCTACAACTGATACTAATGAAGTATTCTATGATGTAGCTGTTGACATTCGATTTAAAACTAATAAACTTACATTAGTAGATACTGATGCTGAACGTTATAGATTGTCTAATAATGATCAAGTAAGTACTGATGTAATTTACTATATAAAAGAGTCTGAATTATTCTATATTTGGACTGGTGCCTGGAAGAATGTAGTTGCTACTACTGAAATTACTAAATTCCTAGGTGACTATAAAAACATCACTCCAACTACTTTAGTTAAAGGTGAAGAAAGATTTGCTCCATTAACTATTGCTTCTCAAGTATTCACTGATGATGGTGAAACTGTAGAAGCTAAAGTTAGACAAATTTCTCATATTGCTTCTGCTTTTGATTCTATTGTAGTTACTAAAAAAGGTAAAACATTTGATATCCCAGTACCATTTGAAAGATACTTTGATCAACCTAATATGCTCTTAGTATATATTGGTACTCTTCAAATTTACCCTAACCGTTATTCTATCGAAGGTAATAAGATTACTTTCCAAGAAGAAGTAGAAGCTGGTCGTACTATTAACTTCTACTTTGTCTATAATGCTCATGCTCCTAAGCTTGAGACTATGAACTATATTGACGGTGCATACCTCAATAAAGGTACAGTTCCTATTGATAGAATGCAAAAGTATTCTCATAGTTATACTACTAATGATGCTACATCTGTAGCTTCTAGTGCAGCTGTTAAAGGTCTATATGACAAAATGAATGCACTATTAGACCGTGGTGGTATTATCACTAAATGTGTAACTAAAGATGATAATACTACAATGAATACTTCATTACCTAATGAATATAAACTTCTAGATGGTAATGTAATTAGTGTTAGATTCCATGCCAATGTAGGCAATCATGCTACACTAAGAGTTGATGGCAAGAATATACCTATCTTTATCGGATATGATCCAGTTAAGACTGGTGATATTCATGCTGGTGATGAATTATATCTCCAATATGATTATCTTACAGAACGTTTCTATGTAACTAATGGTTTACCATATCTTATTGATAGCACTACATACTCATATGCTGTTGTAGCTGATGGTGAAAATACATTCACATTTAATGCACTTAACTATGATCCTGGGGTGGATAGACTAGAAGTATTCCATAATGGTGTACGTCTTATCCAAGGTAAGAACTTCTCATTCAATTCTGAAAGTAAATCTATCTCTTTAGTTGGATATACAGCTGATGCTGGTGATGTACTTGAAATGGTTGTATATAAAGTAGCTCGTTCTCGTGCAACTAATAATACTCAAGTTACTGTAGTTCGTCCAGATTTTGAAGAGCTCACTCGTTCTCTCGGTGAAGCATTAGATGAATTCAAAAAGAAAACTACTGAAATGAATTCTAGAGCATTAGATGTAATCTTCCCTAGATATGGTGATAATAATGATTCTGGTGATAGAGGGGATTGTACAATTGTAGGTATTGACAAAGCTCATTGGTTTATGATCGATTGCTTTGCTGATTCTGTATCCTCTGTATCTTCTATTAAACGTTGCTTACAAGAAAATCATATTGATAAATTAGACTTCTTATTGATTACTCATTTCCATCAAGATCATATTGGTAACTTTGAGGAATTGATTAGATCTAATTTAGTTAAGAAAGTATACGTACCAGATGCAGCTAAGACTAATACTACAAGTGGTACTAATGGTATGGATGCAACTACTATTAATGGTATCAATGTAAGACTTAAAGCTGCAGCTGATAGAGCTACAGTTCCATATGAAATTGCTCCTAACGGGAAAGTAGATTTCAATGGAGCTGAATTAACTTTCTATAATAACTCAGATGACGATTATACTTATTATAATACTGGTGCTAAGCATGCCAATAATTATAATAACCTATCAATCGCATTAATGGCTAAACACATTGGTCGTACATTTATCTCTGAAGGTGATTGCTTAACTGAAGCAATGCTTCATAATGTAGATAATGTACCAGCTAATGTAGATTTACTTAAAGCTCATAATCATGGCTTAACTAATATGCCATTAGCTTATAAAAAAGTATCTCCTAAAGATGCAGTTATCTTAGCTAGTAGAACTGAATTACGTAAAGGGACTCAATTCAATTATCAATCTACATTGTTTGATATGGGTACTAATGTATACAATCTATCTAGTCAACCAGAAGATATTCATATTACTTACTTAGCAGATAATGGTCAAGTATCTTATAATACTAACTTACGTAGATTATATCCTAATATGGTAGATGCTGCTAATAAAGTATATGTAGATGCTTCATATTCAGATAGAATTAAAACTGGTGATGCAGCTACTCCATTCATTAACTTGAATGAATTAGTTCGGTATCTTCATTCTTTAAATACATCTGATGTGGTTAATGTAATTATTAAACCTGGTGATTATACTACTCCAGCTAACTGTAACGTAGCTGCTCAAGTATTAGAGTTTAATAATATTAAACCTGAAGTAGTTATTACTTCATGGAATGGTTCTGTATCCTTCCCATATACTTTAGTTAAGAATTCTAATATTACATTTGATAGCATTATATTCAAATCTCCAAGTACAGTAGATCTTAACTTGGATAGAAATATGTACAATGTCAAATATTTGAATTCTACTGGTACTATTAGAAGAAGTACATTAAATCTTGATAGTGCTACAGTTAAAAATGAATTAGCAACTAATCCAACTACTATTGACTTTAGTAATGTGCTTGCAGACTCCTCTAATATTACATTACAAAGTAATACATACTCTAATGATGGTAAGTTTGCTATTAAATCTTCTAATAGTGCAAATGTAATCATTACTGGTAACACTAATCTTATTACTAATAGTACTGGTACAGTATACGGTATTGACTCTGGTAATATCATAGTTAATGGTAATATGCCATTGAATACATCTAATACATTACGTAAAGGTGGTCAATTACGATTTGCTGATATCAATGGTGCCACTACGATATCTAATATCTCTAGAGGTGTAGTCGTAGAAACTTCTGTTAATAATAGATATGGTGGTCCACAATATTACGTATCTGATGGTAATGGCGACTTCACATCTATGGATCATTTTAATATTCATGGTAATACTAATATGACTCCTAAGTTTGCTGGTCAATTTGGATATGATCCAAGAAGTAAAAAAATTAAGTTTGCTGTAGCTAATTCTAATGTAAATGATTGGGTTGAATTTGCTAATGCAGATACATTATCTGCAGCTAAGAATGATTTGACTAATCTAATCAATACTACAAAAACTACATTGAATCAAACTATTAGCACAAACTTAACTAATACTACTTCTAATATTAATACAGTTAAACAAGAATTAACTGATCTTATTACTACAACGACTAATACTCTAAAGAGTAATATGGAAGCTACATTTGCTAATATTAATACTAGTATTAGAGGGGTATTTGATAGTAATACTCCATATGAAATGGTTCCATTAATAGATTGGGATAAGTTAGCTAAAAAGGCTGGTTTCAACAATAAAGATGAAATTACATATACACCAGATTATCAAAGAACCGATATGCGTGTATATGCTGGATCAAAACGTTGGGCTCCAGAAGGTAATGAACGCAAAATTCTGTTAAAACAAAAATGGACAGAATTTGATGCTATTTATTTCTTCGTTAGATATGGAAATTATCTATGCGGTGTAATAATTCCAACATGGAGATTAAAATTCGATCTTACAACAAGTAATACTTGGGTATTATATAATGTAACAGATGATTTAGGATTTTCATTATATTCTATGTCTCGTGATATAAATAGATGGAGTGATCTAAGAAAATCTACAGAAGATGCATTTTATCATGAATACATAAATGTCGAACCTATAGAATACTATGGTCTACGTTATACTAAACCTGATATAAGTAAATAAAAAATAAACCCTATAGGAGTTTAACTCCTATAGGGTATTATTCTATTTAGTAATGTCTTGCTTAGTATACCTAATACCATAGAAATCAATTATATTAGCATTTGTATTCTCAATATAAAATGCATCTTCTGTAGTTAATGCATTTACATTCCATTTTGTCTTATCACGAGTCATAGCATGAATAGATACAAATATACCATTACCCATCCCATATAAATTGAATGTATTAGTTAGATTTAGATCAAATTTTAATTGCCATACCGGAATTAATCTGTTCACAAAATAACCACCATATCTAAATACAAAATGAATCGAATCAAAATCAGTCCATTTTTGTTTTAATGGTATCTTCCATCTACCTCCATCTGGAGCCCATGCTACATTACCATAATCATATGCTTTAACATCTGCACGTTGATTTTCAGGAACGAATAAAATATCATTACGACTTGCTCTTCCTGTACGAGTAGCTAACTTATCCCAATCTATTAATGGAACCATTTCATATGGAGTATTACTATCAAATACCCCTCTAATACTAGTATT